GTAACAGCGTTGGTTGCAATCTTGGTTTCAGTGACGGAACCAGCAGCAAGGTAGGTTTCAGTCACCGCACCACTTGGAAGAGCATCAAGAGCACTACGGGCAACACCAAAGTTGCGAACAGTGATGCTCACACCTGCTGAGGGAGCAGTAATAAAAGTAAGCACTGATGCCGTGAGTGTGTAATCAGTTGTTGGTCGCTGGATGACACCACCAACCTCCACGATAAACATTGCAGGATTGGTGGCCAACGCTACTGGGCTAAGGGTGAAGTTGACTTGAGCGCTTACACCAGTAAAAGTCCAAGCCTGAGGAACAGTGATTGCGTTTCCGTAGACCTGTGCAGCGTCCAACTGAGCCTTGGTCACAAAGTCGCCGGGATCGAGTCCCATGGAGCCGTTAGTAAGCTTCAGAGCCTTGGCATCCCAGTCTGTTCCGGCAATGTTCTTAGGAAGAGCACCAGAGCCTGTGTCATTGGCTTCCTGAACAATATGGAGCATTCCCTTGAAGCCCTTGTCCAGATCATCGGCTGTCAAAACGGAGCCGTTGGCAAAGTCAACGATCTCCGAAGTAAATCCAGATGAAGTGCTGGGGGTTTCTCGTTGAATGCGAACAACCACACTAGCAGCAGGAGCATTTCCCGCAGTAAAGACAACATTCTCGTTGCCACCGCTTACATCTAGGCTGTAGTTGGTGGTTTGGAGGACATTGTTTAGGTACACCTTGATGTACCCCGTGCTCAGGTAGTCATCGATCCCCGCAAAGGAAAAAGTGAGCTGAGATCCAGTTCCTGTGTGTGTGACATAGCTGTTAGCCATTTATTTACTCCTTAAATCCTTACTTACGGGGTTGCTCGTAGGGGAGATCGTAGTAATCATTGATCTGCTCCTCTGTAATTCCTAGATATCGGGCAATTAAGGGCCAGTTTTGACCCGGAACAAGCTTAAAGGCGTTGTCTGTAGTCTTCCTAGTGATGAACCGCTTGAATGGGTTGGAGTCAGAGGGGAAGAACTCTTTGCTTAGGGCTCCTCCAGTGTCCTTTGTCACGCTGCCCACCCTCTGAGCAAGCTCTAGAGCAGGAAAACTTGCCATATCACTTGCGCTTGTGCGGTACTGACTGAGCAAGGGCTCGTCACTTACCATATTCCACCCAATTTCAGTTGCCATGACTGGAAGCCAGAGTTCTCCGGGACCAAGAAGACCTTGTTTCATGAATCCCTTTAGACCAATGTTGCCATCAATCTCAGCCATCTTCTTGTAGTCTCCGGCAGCTTCCGCATTCGCTCGATCCAACACACTGAGTCCCTGCTTGATCAGTCCTGCCATGACAAAGGAGAAGGCAATTTGACGAGCAACATTGATTCCCGCCGCAGTCGTTGCCCCAGCTCCTTGGGCATTCCATACTTTTGAGTAGTTCTTCAGAAGAAGATTGTCTACTGCTTTAATGTTGTAGTTGCGGAACTGAGTCAGTAGGCTTCCGAATGCAGTATCCGCCCAAGCAGATGTTTCTCCAAGTGTGGGGACATCCTGAATGCTTGAGCGAACCATTCGATCCATGACGCGGCGAATAATGTCAAAATCTGGATGGTTCATGTTGTTGATATCGACAACACCATCTCTACCCGCTCGCCGTACCGTCACTGCATTTGTAGCCATGAAGTTGACAGCTGCGTCATACTCTTGACGGGTAAGGCCAAGGGTCATAATTGTTGCATCATCCAGTCTTCGTCCGCCACGCGCACCCGCTTCAAACAGATGTTGAAGTGTTGTAATTCCAGTCAAGAACTGAGTGAACGAAGTCACTGGACCAAGCAAGGTTAAGTCTGAATAGGCATCTGTAACTCCTGCAAGTCCCCGAACTGCATTTGGTCGGCGAGAAAATCGAACTTCTGCGTCAGGAGTTCCCAGCGTTACACGACGAAGGCGATCAGTAGCAATTCCAAATTGATCAAGCAGACGAGTAAGACCTTGTTGTTCGATTGTCATGTCATTCCACGACCGCATCATGTCAAGCGCAATTGGAATTTTGCGAATAGTCGCGAGCACACCGATGTTTGCCATCGGCCTTGCAATCTCTCCTACCGCCGCAGCAGTGAACTTACCTGCGTACAACAAGAATGTGGCCGATTTCACAATTGACACGCCACCCGCAGACCAAATATTGGCATTGTTACGGAAGTAGCGGCCACCATAAGCGGCAGTATCTACACGCGGCCTGAATTGAAGATCCCTAGTAATGCGCTCTAGTTGTTCGAGTTCCGTAGGTGAAAGTGCGCCTCTTCCTCGAAGAGCTCCCTCGCGGCTAGCAAATTCTTGAAACTCAGCGATGTTATCAAAGCGCAACCGAAGGTTGCCTCCGTGTCCACCCACAACTCGTTCACGGAAACCAAGATGCCACAGATCCTGCTCTAGGATGTTGAGCAGCATTCGCTCGTTTGTTGCTCCAAGAACTGATGTGGCGTACCGCTTCAAGACATTTGTCGTGTCTCGATTGAGCAAGTCTGCAAACCGAATAACAGTAGTGCCTGTGCCAAGGAAATCTTGCCCAACATCAACTTCAGCAAGCTCATTCATAATGATGCGTGAGCGTCCACGGGGGGACGGTGACCCCGCAGTATCGCGCAGAGGTCCGTGCATGGATTCAATGGCATCGATGATCATCTGATCCCATTGCGTCATCGGTGACTGCTCGTAGTTGCTGGCCAACGCTAGCATTCGATCAGCAAGAGCCCGTGCTGCTGCTGGAATGTCATTAAACCTATAGATGTTGTACGCTCCTGTTACCGGATCAAAGATGCGTAGCTCACGCGATCCGGGAGCAGTTTCAAGAGCCTGTGCAAGAACTCGCTCCAGCGCAATTCGTCCTTGGGGCGTTGCACCAAGACGCTGGAATCGATCAAAGTCATAAAGGCGGGGGAAATAATTCTGAAGCCTTCGCCAATTCTGGAAGCCTTCAACACCTTCGTTGTGTGCGGTATCCGCAAGATGATCGAGGATCTGCCGCAGATCTGTTGCGTAACCATTGACCATGTCGTTCGCATCTGGTGTGCCGGACACCATTGAACGCCAAGCACGGTCTTCAAACTCCAACATGGCTTGGCGTTTACCGCCACCAAATGCTGTGCGAACAACATCTGCCATGTTTACTTGATCAGCGGCTCCACGATTGAGGAGATACCTGTAGAAGTAAGCCTGACGGCGGCGAGCGTGTTCAGCAAGGGCAATATCCATCATGTTGCGCGTTCGCTCAAAGACGGTGTAGGGCTGGGGAACAGGTAGCCCAGTAACAGCGTCAACCAGCAATCGCTTGGAATCAAAGGCTCGATAAGCGAATAGACGAGCAAAGGGATTTGCGTCACGAGTCAGTAGTTCTGCCGCTTGATTCAAGAAGCGAGACAGCAGAGGAAGACGAATATTGTTTACAGGAACTGCCTTATCCAAGGCTTCTACTGCGTTTGCTGCTCCTGCTGTATTTCCCGGAAGAGGAGTTACTGCTTTCTTGTGGGGAATTGCTGGAAGAATCTGCTTGGCTGAACCAGCTCCAGATATCGATCCAGACGCTGGCGCAGGAGCCGCAGTAGCAGCAGTTCCTGCGGGAGTTGCAGTAGCAGTAGCAGCAGTTCCTGCGGGAGTTGCAGTAGCAGTAGCAGCAGTTCCTGCGGGAGTTGCGGCAGTCCCAGAAGCAGCAGGAGCACCGGGAGGCATGACAAAGGTTGGCCCCATCCCATTTTTAGGCACTCCTCTAGCTCCCGGTTTGCCAATGACAAAATCTGCAATCTCTTCCTCAGTAAAACCTAAGGCCCGTCCAAAATCTACATCTCTGGCAGCTCTTTCCTCACGAGTTCCAGAAGGAAGCTTACTAGCCTCAACCCACTTTGCGGCGGCTTCTTTTGAAATTTTATCTGAGCGGCCAATTACTGGTACTCCATTAGGATTTTCATACACAACAAGACCCCGGCTCTTAATTGCAGCAGGAGTCAAGTTTTCAGCTGTCATAATTGGTTTCCTGCCAGCTACAACGGCATCAAGATTTCGTTCTGTGTCCTGAATATGTCCATACTTTTCTATAGATTTAAATGTGCCGGGAGTGGGCTCAGGCGCTGAGTTTCGAGCCTCAAGAATAGAAGCTTTAGTCTCCACAAGAGCAGCATCCTGAGCAAGGAGTTCATCAGTGCCACGCTTAACTGCGTCATTGATTTTATTTGCAAGATCTACTTCAGCTTTATCTGCACGGATAATTGCACGAGCACTCATCTTTTTAGGGCGGGCTGCTCGTGCTCTGTCATTGAAAGTAAGAATCCGCGCAGCAATTCTCTCGCGCATCATTGCAGGAAATTGCCTAAGTAGACCAGCGATATCTCGCGTTGCTTGAGCTTGCGCTGCTTGGTCCTCACCCAAAATGGCCTTGAAAAGTTTATCTAGATCCGTATATGGACTTACTTTTGTTGCCACAGATACAGAAGCATCAGGAACTCCTTGTGGTTGATCTGCAAGTTTCTGATCCACAAGATCATCGACAACATTATCTATTGTCTGTGGTCCCATTGCTTCTGTTGGAGCTTGCTCTCCAGTCCACCCATATCCTCTGGATTGTCGGTTGCGCTTAAATCCAAATGGAGAGTTGTATCCATTTTCAATATCGTTAAACCAAGCATCAACCTGTGCAAGGGTATCTGCATCGTCTGCGATGTCTTTTAACGCTTTAACATTGAGTCCCGCGTCCCGCATATCAGAAAGCAGGTGGGCAACAATTTCATCAGCCGTCGCCGCGCGTTCTGCCAATGATTGGGGGCGAACAATGCGCGAGCCGCTCAGTCGAGTTTGCAATGACTCTGCAATCTGAACTGCCCTTTGGGCAATTGTGCGAGCTCCGTTAGTTCCTGCAACAGTGTGGGTTAGTAGGTTGACCGCTGGTCCTTTATACCCACGCGCAATGCGTTCTGCTGCAATCCATGCATTTACTTGTCTTAGAACAGTGGGTTCATTAGGAATAGCGTTGAGGGACTTTCCTTTAAGGATTCCATACGAACGCATATCACGAACAAACTCGCCAATGTCTGCTCCAATAGCTCTGAGGTGCATAGCAAGACCTGTTGCCTGATCTTGCGAGATTGACTTTGCGCCATTAACAACATTGGTGGATACATATCCGGGAACAGCAGCCGCAGCGCCAGCCGCCGCAGCTTCAGTTGCAGCATTCACTGGACTGATTGGGAGGGTGTTGAATGCGCTTGCGGCATATTCCCGCATAGCTTTGTTTGCCATATTGCGGCCAAGTGGCCCACCAATACCAGCTGAAAGAGCAGCAGCAAAGGCATACTCAGTAGCCATTTCTGTGTTGGTTCGATGATATGAATCATCAAAGCCAAACCGTGTTGCATTGATGATCGTCTGATCAATAACGCCAAGAGCTGCATATCGTCCCGCAGTTTCAGCAAGACCAATCACAGCAGGAGTTTTTGCAAGTTGAGCAGCAAGTATTGCTGTGCGTCCTGCAACTGTAGTGGCTGCAACCGCTGTGGCTCCAGCTCCAGCAGCGGTAGCTGCGGCAGTACCTCCTCTTGCTATACGCCCAGCTGTTCCGAGCCACGCCAACGGCTCTGTTGCGTAGGCCATAGCCGTAATCGCCGCCGCATCGGCAGCAAAGGCAGTCCACAGAGGAGAAGTCCCTCCATAAGCCATGGAAAGATCCTGCTCAAACATAGGATCATTCAGGCGATACATCGTCAGCCGATTCTTGAACTCTCCCCAGTTAGGAGAAGACAGAATGAACATCCGATCTTCGTCTGGAATGTCATTAGTCATTTCCAGCAGACCTTCTAGGTTGTTCTTGCCAAGCCTAGTGTCTGACTCAAAAGCCTCCTGTGCTCCTTGTGGGTACGCCGCTTCAATTTGATCAAGTTGTTCACGGGGGCTGAAATTCATGGGGACATCAGTCAGGCCCCCATTATCAAATAAATCAAACCCCATCATCTGTGATGCGCCCGCAAACACGCGCCCAATGCCCGAAGCGGCTATGCCTGAAAGAGCGGAGGGGTCATCAAGAAGAGGCTGTGTAGCCTTCCTGACTTCTTTGGACCTAACGGCAATGCTGTCTTGTAATGCCGCGCCAATGGCAGCATCTCGATCAAGCGCCGTCACATCTCGTCCGTTGTTTCCACTAAAGAATGCGCTCATGGTTGGCCTCCACTAGGACGAACAAGCCGTCCCATTCGCTTATTCCGCGCTTCAAATGTTGCGGAGTAGTCAACAAAATCTAGCCCCTTCTCGTCCATGTAATTTTGTTCATTACCGCCCGTTTTATTCCGGTAGGTAGAGCGCATGAGAGCTTCTGGACTTGCCAGATCTTCAAGAGAGAAGATTCGATCAACCACAGTGCTCCCAGAAGCGTCCCTCAAGGCATAAATAAAGCTTCCTTGCGCCGTCTTTCGAATGGGAACAAATACTGGATTTTCTGCACTAGGGGCGTAGAACTTAGCAAGGTTAATGAAATGCGTTTCATTGAAGGCTCCAGCACCAATCGCTCCCTCTTTGATCAAGAAGGAGCCATTCATAACCACAATTTTCTCCCTTGTGCTGTCAACTGACTTAGACAGTGCTCTGGAAAGGTTGAGCATATCTGCACCACTTCCAAAGTTTGAAATCACTTCACTTCCGTAAAGGCTGCTCAACAACAGAAGAGCATCTGGATGAGTGATTCCTGTTTTACTAACGATGTATTTGATGTTGCCATCAAATTGTTCTTTATCGTTTTGAGAAGGATTCCCAAGGGTAGTCCAATCGTTAATTGGAGATCCACTGGTAACCGCTTGTCCGTTCAATGCATCAAGAAGAGCATCTTGAAGGGAAACTCTTCCTGCTGACACCATGACATCGGCTTTTTGGAAAACCTGAGCAAGGCGGCTTCCGGCTGGACTTCCAAAGATATTTGACCTCAAAGCTCCAGATTGCGACTGCTTCCAAATATTCCAGAAGTCAATTACTTCTGGGGACATTCCAACCGTGATGTTTTCAGGAGTAATCTGAGTATCAGCAATCCGTAGAAAGTAAGCGACATTGTCTTTTTGACCGAAGGCTTCATCAAGGCTCACAAGCGCATCGTTAATGACAAAGCGAAATGATTCCTTTGTCTTACGAATCTGTTCAGTATCGCTCTGCTCAGGCGCAAGAGTAGTGAAGTCCTGAGGAGCAAGACCACCGTTGGCCACTGATTTTGTGTAGACAGCAGTAAGAGCTGACCGAGTGCGACTCACTGAAGCCGTGTATGTGCGCTCCAGAGCCTTATTTCGCTGCTCTTGATTCATCACATTTCCGTCTGGAAGCCGCACATCGTTGAGCATCAGGTCTGCATCTTGGCGAATCTTTACTGCATCAATGGGGCGAGAGGGCTGTGAAGGATCTTTGACGCTGGCGTAAATGAAATCCTGAACTTGCCTAATGGCTCCTTCAGAGACTTTGGCTTCAACTCCAGCTGTGGCTTTCTTCACCTGTCCCTCAACAAACGCTGTTCCCCGAGTTTTAAAGTCTTCTTCAGCAGCCTTTGAATAATCAAGAAGCTCAGATGGGGGATAAGAAAGCTCTTTCTTACTAATGTAATCCTTAAAAGTATTAGCTGCTGCTTCGGGGGTAACCTCTCCACCCTCAATTTGATCTCGAAGACTCAAACGAATTTTAGATTGAAGCTGATCTCTGAAGTTCTTTGCGTCAGCTAATGCTTTTGCGTCAAGGCGAATGGTTTCCGCAGCCAGCTGGTCGCGAGCGGCAGCAATAGATGCGTCAGTTGCTTGAAGCTTTCGGTATAGGTATTCCCGTTCGGAATCTGTCTTTGCTGCATTGATTGTGATGAAGCCACTGAGCGGATCCGCATACGCATCAAACGCATCAAGGACTTCTTGATGAGCTTCGTCACCAAAACCAAAATTACCAGACTCGTAAGCCCGAATAAGATTTATCTGCTTGTCTAAGATCAATCGGCTTTCATTGCTGGTGGTACTCAGTCTCATTGCGCCAATCTCGCTTGCATACTTCATTAGCAAGTTCTTGGAAACAGCGGTATCTGAAAGATTTCCAGTCCATGTCTTCAAACTTTTAAAAATTACCTCAGCCTCGTCAACTAATGCTGGATCACTCTTCATGATGTTGATGAGTGCAGCGGCATATGCCTGATTGATTTCTTTTCCGCGTCCACCAGAATTAAGAACAGCCTCATCAAGAGCTTTCTGTACATCCTCAACTCGTCCGCTAACTGAGCGAGGATCGAGGTTACCCACAGCAAGACGAACCTTGGCATCGGCTGCTTGGAGGAACTTCTCAAACCTCTTGTTTTCCACAGCCTCAAGGTTGTCGGATTGAAGCTTTACAACCGATGGGTTGAAGTTTGCAAAGAAGGAGGCAGCGCGATACTTATCCCCCGCAAATTCAGCTCCCTTGCGAGAGGCGTAGTCTGCGACAAGTGCATCGAATCCTTTGGTATCCTCAAGAAACTCTGGGTTTTCGTATTGCTGCTGCTCAATCAGCTTCTTAAGCTCAATTGAGGAAGCTTGCGCTTCAATGGTTCCAGACGCTTCTTGCGCCCCCACAGCAAACCAAGGATTCTCAGAAGGACGAATCTCTCCGCTGCTTACAAGCTGAGAATAAGACTTCCTGCTTTGATTGACTAAAGCAATACCCGATTCCATGTTCTCTTTGTTTTGCTCTGTCTTAAGTGTTGCTGCAAATTTAGCAGCCGTAACAGAGAGTTCTGAAAAGGCATCGGCAAACTGGTAGGTCCGCTGAATAGCCTGTTGGTCGAGAACTCCTCCGAGTTTTGCTGCATCAATTGGTGCAACAAAGTTATTTGTTGGGTTAGCAACTACATCAAGCTGGGGTCGTTGAGTGGCCATGGTTTATGTTCAGAAGGAGGATGCCTTATGGCGCGGCGGAAGTTTCATGCTGTGCCACCAGTACCGGCTCCCGGATTTGAGAATGCGGAGTTTGCGGCCATTCCAGCATTCAAGCCAGCAATTGCGCTGTTTACAGCGATCAAACCGAAATCTACAGAAGCCATTGGAGGAAGCGGCGAGGGGAAGCCCTGATTGATGATGTTCTGTCCACGAGAGTAAATTGACTGCGCTTCCCTGTTCAATTGAGCTGTGTAGTTGGTGATGTTGCGGATAGCCGCTGATTCAAATCCCATCACTTGAGTTTGGAACTCCTGATGAACTTGATCAACGGATCGGCCTTCTACCCCCGCCTGTGCAGCCCTTGCTTGGTAATTTGATCCCGCAGACCTAGCTTCAATGGCGTAGTTATTGAGCTGCTGCTTCTGAGCATCAATGTTCTGGATTCGCTGGGCAATCAAAGCGTCAGTTTGCAAGCCAATGTCGTTGCGAACAGATTCAACTGTCTTTAGGTAAGCCTCATCTCCTGCTTTTCCTTGGGCAGCTCTAAAGTCGTTCTGCCTACGCGCAGCAGATGACTGAGCAGCTCCTTGAGCCGCCGCGCTTGCTCCAGCAACAGCCAGACCAATGGAAATGGGTTCACACATGGTTGATCCTCACAAACTGGTAGAACAGACGGCCTTCGTGACCATAGTTTTCAATTTTGTTGATGAATGAGAAGCCAAGCCATTGAAGCCACTTGATGTGGACTTCATTCCTAGCGTCGATGTTATTAAAGAGGACAGGAAACCTCTTATTAAAGTCTACGACAAACTCAGTAGACTTGCGTAGAAACTCTATTTTGTGTGTAGGGATGAGGTCTGTTCCCAAGAGCCATACCCGGCCAATTGATGGGTTTACCTCTTCTAACACCACACCGAACATCCCAAGACGCTCTCCTTCAGCCCAGATTGTGTAGCACTCTATTGAATGCTCGTATCCGAGGAGTAAAGCCTCAGAGGGATGGAGTCCACTAGCCGCCTGTATCTCTTCTACATCGGCTTTACGGAGAGTCTTCCATAACTTTGTTACATCGAGGTATTCGGCTTGTTTGACTTCAATCATCCATACCTCGAAGCGCGGCTTGTGTAGTCGCCTTCCACTTCCGCGCTGATGAGTTTACAAGGAAGAGCAGAATCATTTGTGATCGTGATTTGCGTACTGGTGTTCCTACCGTAAATCGGGATCCTGTAGGTTCCGTTGTTCAAGTAGATCTGATTGAGGACAGACGATGCTAGCACTGTGCCAGAATAGTCATAGGTGTATGTATTTTCGTCCCCAGTCACGACTTGAATCCTGAAATAGGATGTTTCAGCAAACAGCAAACTGATGTTCTTCAGCCTGTATCGGCCAGTCTGTAAAGCAGATTCGCCTCGTCCAGCACTACCAAGAAGCCAGAATTCAGAGAACTGGAACTGCATTGTGTAGCGATATCCCACCCAAACAGGCGTAGCACTGTAATTGCCACGAACGGCAACAGTTCCAGCAGCATCCGATCCTTGGTTGTAGCTCGTACCAGATGCCACAGTGAGAGACAGCCCGTTAGTGGTGTACACCGCTGTCTTACCCGCTGCATACGAGTAGGGCTTGGCAAGATTCCAAGTGGTCAGACCAGTTCCTGAATCGTAAGTTCCCGTGGTGTAGTACACCCGTGCATCCAGATGCGTAATCCAGTTAGACCCCGCTACCGTATCTGAGTCGTTCAAATCAACACCAAGGCGGATCTTCTCAAGAACAGGGTTAGCTGAGTCGCTCCGCAAAACTAGAACATAAAGTTCCGTGTAGACAAACTCAGCCCAAATGATCTTCGCCTTACCCCCAGTTGAATTGTCTGGGAAGGTGTATTTGAACCAAGACGATTGGAGAAGAGTGTCTCGTCCCTTCAAGTACTTGTAGAGGTACAGATCACCGTTAGACACAACAGCCAGCATCTCCTCCTGAGCAGAGGCGGCAATGTGTACAGGTTTAGACGATATGTAGCTTGGAACGACATCAGTCAGCGTGTTGACATCGTAGTAGCCGTCAATGTTGGCCTGTGGGACAAGCTCACGGATACCCGCAAACCCTCCTCCACGGTTGTAGGGGAAGTAGACAGACAGTCCCGATGAGGTGGGCTGGATGTCTGAGTAGTTCTCGTAGTCACCAACAGGAAGAAGAGCCACAGACTTTGCACTAAGGATTTCTCCTCCACGCATAGCCAGCTGACTACTGTCGGTAAACAGGATGAGTTCCGTGTTGAACACCAATCCAGAGTTGATCTTTCCAATCTTTGAATTGCTAGAAGCAATGTCAATTGGATCTCCATCAGGAAGATCAAGCACGGTTGTGCGCCAGAAGTTAAAGAACTCCGACACTTCGCTCAGGATGATGTTCTCTTCGCTCGTTACTCCAAGCCTGTTCTTAAACAAGACAATGTTGGAGATGGTCATCCCTACAAAGGTAGGAGAAGAATTGGTGGCATCATCCCCAGCCTTGCGAGTAGCCCACTTGAAGGCGCTGTAATCAGCTCCTGCTGGGATCAGTCCTCCGGGTGTAGTTCCATTTGCCATCTTGAACAGGAAGGTTCCATCAGACTGACGAATCAGAATGTGGGGCATCGTTGCGTAGTTAAACGCATATTTAATGGCTGGAGCCACAGTCTCTCGCCAGATGCCCTTGGTGAAGCCGGTGGCATCGACAGTCTCAAACTTCACATAGTAATCGTCGATACTTGATTCTGGAACACCAGCAACCTTGACGATGTGGCCTTGTGGAGATGCTTGGGGCAGATCTTCAAACCGTTGGACGCTGTCGCGGATCAGGTAAGCACCTTGTCCACCAAAGTCATCGTCTGCGGTAATGTTGAAGTCACTTCCTCTAGTGATCTTGATCACGCTGTCAGAAGCTACAGCCGTGTAAGCACTCGCTCCTCCCGGATTCTGTGCGTTTATCAGTGCAGCCAAAGCAGTAGCTACATGGTCAGTTCCTGTGTTGCTACCTATTGTGGCGTGAGTGACTGTCAACGAGTTCGCCCCGTTGGTATCACTGACCGTGATCGATGTGTCTCTGTTGGTATTCGCTTGCTTGATGTACACAAGAGCAATTCTCTTGTAGTTGATTGCCGTTGTCGTAGCTGTATCAAGAGCTGTGACTTTGGCTGTGTTGACTACAAAGGTCACATCGGCAACCGTCAGCAACTTCAGGGTGCTGCGAGTGGCATTGATCAGGTAGTCCTGAGCAGTGGCTTCGTAGTTCACTGTCTTCTTAGTCCCAGCAAGGTCATAGACCTCAATAAGACTTGTCGCTGACGAAGCCGCTGGATTGATGAAGACGAAGTACTTCTCTGACTGATCTCGCGTAATCAGGTGCGGCTTGATGGAGGTTTCCGTTACACCGCTGTAGATGGCCGTAGAAGCCTTCCTGATCTCTGCCACCTTCTGGGTAGGGTGACGCTTGATCAAGCCTTCCACAGGGCTAGGAAGGGCGTTCTCCATCACTTCACACTGATTGGAGGAACGGATGGCAGATGGTTGTTGGCTTACCCCACCGATTAGGTTTGGAATTGAAAGCGTGAGGTTTGGGGAGGCAGATCTGGTAGCCATCAATAAGTCCTATAAGAGGCGTTACGGTTGATGACACTTGCGGTGCTGTAGCTGTCAAAGATCGAGTAGTCGCCAGTATCAGTCTCATACTCGCTCATCTTTGCCATGGCAGCAACTTCATCCTGCCCTGTGAACAGATGGTGCTTCTCAGACCCGATCATTCGGTCGCCAAAGGTGCGAGCTGCGCGGATCATGATGTAGCGGCGAGCTGGCTCAGGAAGCTCCTCAAAGTCCAACATGACAATGCGCGTAATCAGAATTGCAGCATAGAACACATAAGAATTAGACACCCTCTCGTAGAGGCGATTGCCACGCATGACAATATCTAGTTCCGAATACTGATTCATGTCTAGATCGACACGAGCAACATTATCCGCAATGTAGATATAGCCGTTTGAGTCTGGAGTAAGAGTCACACCGTCTTCGGTGTTGAAGTGCCATCCGTATGACTGAATCTCACGGGAGATCTCATCAAGGATCTGCACAGAGAGGACGCTGTCTGCCCTCTGTGAACTCAAGGTGTTGATCGGCGGTTCACCAATGACCGACAGCATGGTGTTGACTGCTTGCAACTTCGTTGTTTTGTTAAGCATGGTGAACCTCAATAAATAGGTGGTGGACTCCTTTCGGAGCCCACCACCATTGTGTTGTAGTAGGAAGCTAGTGGACTCAGTACATGAGTTCGTAGCAGCACTCGTGACGGAGAACATCGTGACCCATGGCGTACTTGGCCAACATGAGCGTACCAAGACGCTCAGTGATGTAATCAGTCATCACAGAGATGTCCTGAAGCTTGACCGTAGCAATACCTTCCATCTGGAAGGCGATGCCCTGAGTCGCTGAGCCCGCCGTATTGAAGTCAACACCACCGTAGCCAACGCCGTTGGCTCCGAAGATGTCGTTCTTAATACCTGCATCTTGGAACGGAGCGACGGCAGAGGATGTTTCGTTGGTCTGCGGAATGTGGTTGGACTTCAGAATCCGGAGTCCCGCAACCTCAAGGACGGTTCCCCGAGCGATGCTTCCATTTCCGCCAAAGTCCTTGTTGATGGCCATCTTGTTTGCATCACCGTTAATCAACCGGTAATACATGGCTGGAGTGAGAACGGCAACACGACCCTCTTGTGGGACATTCTTCTCATCCATTTTCTGAGCAACGGAGAAGAGGCCAGTAACAAGTTCTTGGTCAGTGATGGTGGCATCACCAAGATCGATCTGAGCACCGAGGTACTGTGCAGAAGAGCCACCGAAACGGTCAGCAGTAGCACGAGCACCTGCGATAACAGAACGGATGAGGTTCTTGTCTGCCGTGTACGAAAGAGCACGACCAAGTTCAGTCGAGTAAATCGAGCGAACATCGTAGTGATTCTTCATCTGATCAATGTCAGCAACGAAGGTAGAAGCAACGAGGAAGTCATCGATGCTGATGATCTTCTCCGAGTGCTTGAACCGCGTTCCGTACTTAGCAGTACCACCGTCCACAGCAACCGTAAGAGTGCTGGCTGCACCACCGGATGCGGTAGCAGCGAATGCGTTTGTGCCTCCCGTGGAAAGCAGGGATTCACCGGGAGTGTGGTACTGCGCCTGTGCAACACCAGCAACTGGGAAGGACGCGCTCTTACCGCTGGAAATCGTGCGGACACGATGGAGCGGCATCATCACATTCATCTCTTCGAAGGTGGTGACGATTTCACCAGCGAAGACCTTGAGGAAAAGTTCATCAGCATCCGACCCGTAGGTGGTGTTGGTGAACTTTGTTCCGGGACGGCCGATAATGGGAGTTGCCATTTAATGACTACCTATGCAAAATTTTGAAAAGTGAACTTGATCCGTATGGACACAACATCGAGGTTGTCCCACGCATGGGGCCACAATTCGCTTCCCGTTCCTTCGATCAAGAAGAAGGAACTTCCTTAGATTCAGGTGTATCAACAAAACCGGGTGGAATGCAGTACCAGCCCTCTGGAATGGTCGCCTTGTTCTTAGACAAGACCCACTCACCCTCCACCAGAAGGTAGATCCTTGTCTGGCAATCGGGGCCGATTCGGATCGGGCTTGACTCCGGAATCAGCACGGCTCTGCTGCACCCAAGTACGCACCCTAGCACCGACAGTGCGCATACGAGCAGGATACGAGGTGGCATCCACTGCTTCCCGTGAGAACTGATACATCCGAACAAGGGCTTCGAGAATAGCAGTGAAAAGTGCCGTGATGACTGCATTCATTTTGCTCCAGCTGCTTCGCTGCTGACATTGTTGTCACGGGCAAAGATCAGACCTACGCCAGCCATGATTGCGGCTGCGGTAGCAGCGACATCAATAACAGTTGCAGGATCGTTGTCCATGAGCGCCATAATTGCAGCGCCAACAGCGGTGAGAATTGCGGCAATACCAGTGAGAGAGGTTTTCCAAGACTTCATGTTTGTTCCTTAGCGGTTAGCTGTGCCAATGATGTTGCTGTTGCGAAGTCGATTCTCCACTTCAGCACGATAAGCCGAATCCTTTGCATAACGAGGATCCTTCATGGCAGAAGTGACCTCAGCAAGACTGCGGAAAGCTCCGCTAGAAGGGCCAGTAACCTCTCCCTGAATCAGGCGACCGGGTTGCCCGGCCATCTGCACATATCGGGCCTGAAGCCCCTTAACTGCCATGTTCATTGATCCTGAGTCCCCAGAGTCCATAATGCTGTTGAAAGCAGTGATTTCAATGGGATCTAGATGCTCTGAAGCCCATTCAAGCATGGAGGTGTACTGAGGTTCGCCCCCAACAAGGCTAAAGATCTGCTCAGTTTGAGCGTTGCCCATGGCACTGATGCCGTCCAAGTAGTTCCGAATGATTGGCTCAGGAATGCCTGACTTGACCAGATTGCTAATGCTCTCTGGGCTAAGTGCGCCTGTGTCGGAGTACTCCTGTGCATAAACATCAAGATTGAGCCCTGCTGAGGCTTCCGTAGCAGGAGCTGGCTTTGACTTTGGATCAGAGAATCGCTTCTCCAATTCAGAGTAAGCCTTAGAGAGGTCTTCAGGCGAAGCAAACTTCTCTGGAAGCCACTGAGGACGCGCTGCGGGTGCTGGCGTGTCTGTAGTAGCTTTAGCGTTGTGCTCCTTGATTGCTGCTTCCATTGCGAGATCGACTGGCGGATCTGAAATGATTGTTGTTTCGGTGTTCATTGCTGCGGGTTCTTCATTCGGGTATCAAGCGCCTTTCCACCCATCTGGATGGCGGCGTTTCCGTGATCGGAAAGCATTTGCTGTTGCATTGCCAGCTGCTGCTCTTGTTGGAGTTGTTCTTCAGTCTTGACCAGTCCTGCGGTTTCAATCCCAAGGGAAGCGGCTCGTCGATTGAGGTACTCGCGTACATCAATGTATTGCTGAATCATTTGAGGACCGAGAATTTGACCGATTCCCTGCAAGTATACATCAAGACGGTTCAAGTCGTTGCCGCGACCAAGTGCGTCGATTCCCGTGACAATCGTTGGCGTGACAAAGTCCTTAGGAAGCTTAGGCATTTTCTTAGCCTTGGTGAGGCGGTCAATTACCCGTCCTACCAAAGGCAGTTGAAATTCTTGGGAAAGGATGGAGTAAATTCCACCAAGTTGACGCTCAATGCTCTGAGTCACAAGGCGAACTTCCTCTGCCGTCACTCGCTCTGCGTTACGGATTGTCGCTTCAGTTAGCAGGAAAGCGTAGCTCAACCGCTCTGAGATTCCGTTAGAGGTCTGGAGAGCTACTTGGAGATCTGCTCCCTTGTTGGCTTGGAGCACAGTTACATCCGCAGCATTGCCCTCGCGAATGGCTCCATTTGGAGCCTGAGCAAGGGTCTTGGCGCGGGTAGTTCCTGTGGGGTTGACAAGAAAGAGAAGCTTAGAGCAAGCCGCTGCGGCTTCTACAATGCTCTTGGAGAGGCTTTCAAGTGAGATCAGATCACCAAGGTACTGCTCCACATACGACCGTCCGTAGTTCTCACCGTCAACGCGGTTCATCCGCAAAGCAAGGAAAGGTGACTGTTCCATAGGGTATACGCCGTATGAATTTGGGATAATTTCCCCAGCCACTTCCTGATAAACCTCTACCTTTTTGTCTTCCAAGTGGTGACAACAGGTGTAGATATCTACTGTGTTCCCTCCGTGCATACAGGAGCGAACAAACATCTGCATTTCCTGAGGAAGAACAGATGGATCGACAGTCTCTTTAATGATGATCCGCTTGGCGTGTCCCATGGGATCACGCTTAACGACAAAGCGATCAAGCTTGATTACGCGCATCGGTCCTTCATCTGGGAAGTAGATGACAACGGATCCGCACACAATCAGCTGCTTTAAAGCCTCAAATAAAGAGCTCCTAATACCAAGAGCTTCAATTTCCTTCTGAACCAGCCGCTCAAGATCAGAAAGATTCCCCTCGACTTCTCCCTTAGCGTTAGGAGAGAGCGCCATCAACTTGCTTTGGGCGCGGGAGTCAAGAACAAAACGAAAGAATGGAGCGTTGGGGGGAAGGAGAGAAAGAAGAAGAGCAGAAGAGAGATTATTGACTCCACGCGCTCCCACAGATTGATACGGGGTTGGAAGCCGCTGAGATGAATTGTCCCCCTCATCGGTCATCAAGTGCGGAAGGGTCAACCTAGAGCAATCTCGCGCTCGCTGAAGATATGCGTCACGGTCACTTTCCAGCCCTTGGTATGTAGCCTTTGCAGTTTCCATAATTAGGTTCCCGGAACATTGACTTGGCTAGTCTTTGGAATAGTCAATGCGCGTTTTCCCTTCTTCTGGTAGTTGGTCATTGCGCTACCACCAGCAGGAGCAGGAGTGCTCTGAAGCATGGAGGGAGCCGACAATGAGATTTGTGGGGCGGGGGGAAGCGTTACAGGAGCTGCGAGGCTTGTATATGAGGATCCACGGCCACCAAAGCACATTATTCGACTCCGTTCTGTTCGTTGAACACTTGGCGAAGCATTCGGACAAGAGTCCGTTGCCCTGAGTAATGGAAGATTTCTCGCTCTGATTGATGTAAATCCGGACACATCTCTGGAATTTTCCTTTCGAGATGCTCCAAAAGATCTAGGTCAACAGTGGGAAAATCTATGTCCTTAGATCCATCCATTAGAGAAGTGGCTCCTTTTCCCGGCGATCTGTATGCATGGCATAGAAAATGATTGAATAGTTGATCAAATCAAGCACAGTGTCCAAGATTTTCTCGTCATTGACCTCAAAATGGAGGTTTGAGTCCGCCAATGTATGCAATCGAGAGATTTTATCGCTCATGCGAATAAGAATCCCTGTTTCTGCTTTACAGAGTTCCAACTCCTCACATTTCTGGAAGTTCATGAAAGCGTTGTTTGTGTCTTGCCCTCCACTGTAGTCGTGGTTTTTCTGGCGACTCAGTTCACGGGCTTGCTCACACATTGACGCGTGGATTTCCATCAGTTGTTCGCGGGTGGTTGCCATAGTTTGACTTCCTTTGTATCAAAGTTGTATTCACCGTCATGCAGGATGCGGGCCATTTGCGCTTGAATTACTGCAAACTCTGGTGTAAAGCCGCTGTTGGTGAACGCGTCTTGAACAGTTTGCCAGCTGACTCCGTGCTTAGTCAGAAGCTTCTCAGCAGTAACAGGACCAACACCCTCTAGTCCGGGGTAGCCATCGGTCTTGTCCCCAATAAGAGTCTGCATGAGCCAGTACTTTGTAGCCTCAGCCTCAGTAATGAGGCTAAATGCTTCAGTATCTGGGTTGAATAACCATCCGGGAATGGTCTTGAAGTCCTTGTCGATGGAGATGCTGAGGGATGAGTGTCCCTTCGACTGTGCCCGTGTATGCATGATCCCAATGAGATCATCAGCCTCAAGGCGTTCCTCGATCACACAGGCGTAGGTTCCATACAGAAGATCCCTGAGAGCCTTGTAACCCGCTGGCTTACGAACCTTCTTCCGATGGGCTTTGTACTGGGGGTAAACCTCCTTACGGTAGTTACCTGATCCTGTGAAGTACAAAGTAAGACTGCCTTTGGTCATGGCCTTGTACTTATCCATGGTGTTCTTAGCCATGCCCAAAGCCTCGTTGATGTTGCAGAACACAATGTCTAGATCGTCATCAAATCGAGCGCAGTATTCACACGCCGAGCAGATGCCATAGATAAGGATATCGCCATCAATATGAACCTCATCAAAGGATTGAGGAAGTAAGTCAATCTTCAAAGTTTGCCTCCGCTAGTTTCTTAGCCATTTCGAGTAGCCCGTAGATCTCATGGATGGGGGCGTTAGTCGCACATCGATAATCATCTCGAACAGTGGTTGTACTTTGGTAGCCAATAAAGAACATGGCATCGAATCGCTTCTGCAATTCGCTCAGTAGATCTTCGGTGGACACCAGTTCAAGATGTGCAGCGTTGTCAGGTTCATTCATTAGTGAGTTTCCGCCCAGTTCTTCCCAACGCGATATTCGCCATCGAGTGGACATCGGAAGCCGTACTCAGCTCCCGCCTTCTGGATTGCCTTCACCATGATCCTACCAGCCTCATCAGCATTGGAAGAAGAACACATCAGTTGATACTCATCGTGGACTGATGCCACCTGCTGCACCAAGATGTTGCGTTCGGCATACTCCTTGTGGGCAATGATGCAAGCCTTCTTCATCACAACAGCACCAGCACTCTGAAGAAGCGTGTTCAACGCTGCATGAGCACTACGAATGATGAGAGGCCGTCCATCGATGCCCTTGAGCTTCCCCTTCGTAGCAACAACACGCTCGACATCATCCTTGAGCTTCTGGAATGCAGGGACAGCCGCATAGAAGTTAGCCCTGCTCTTCTTACCCTTCTTTGGGTCGCCACCAAGAACGATGCCTAGCTTGGGATCTCCAGCGCCGTAGATAAGGGCGTAGATGCCTCCCTTAGCCTGATTGCGGGCTGTCTTGTGCGTTGGGTTGGCTTTGTCCTGTGTCTGCTGTGGGGCCAAGCCGAACGCCTTAGCGTTCTCCCAGTGAATGTCACAAGACAGGATCTTCTTGGCATAGGCAGCGCCGTCATACTTACCTAGGAAATGGGCAAGGCAACGGAGCTCAAGACCCGAAGCATCCACACCCACCAGAACCATGCCCTTAGCCGCAATGAATAGAGAGCGGTACGCAGGGTCAGTTGGAACCTGAGCCATGTTGGGGAAGCTGTGGGTGCAGCGCCCTGTGACTGCTCCGTTGGTATTGACCCGTCCATGCAGTCTTCCGTTCTTCTGTAGCTTGAGCCAAGCGTTGTC